CTTGAAGTTCATCTAGATCCTCCAGTTCAGGCGGGATAGGTACATCATTGTCTTCCAACAGTTCTCGATTAACCACGCCCCAGTACTCAAGAACTTCAAACCGTTCAATCTCCTGATTAGAAACATAGTCAGTGAGGTCATCTTCCCAATACTTTTTGACATAGTTTTCACCGTAGCTAATAACGTCTTCAATAACCTTGGCCCTAAACATAGGACGCTTCTTCAATGCCCGTAGCTGGGTACGACTAAGCTTATGTCGTTCGATGGTAAACTGGACTTCGTCCATGTTCACAGCATCTGGATCTGGGTAGAAGTTCCAGATACTTACATGGGAACTGTAAGGAACTGTCTTAATTGTGGGTGTATAGTTGCCTTCGTCATCCCAGTTGGCATATTCCTTGTCAACTGCAAAAGGGCCTTTCATTACACCGGTACCAAACAAGGACATCTCAAAGGCAGCAGACCGAAGCTGCTTGCTGGCATTGCTTTCATCAAGCTGATCCTGAATCTTCTTTTCCATCTTTTTAGCCGCAACTTGTGCAGGGCTAAACGTCAAGGCAGAAGGTGTTACCCCTGGGCCTTCCTTCAGGCCAACCATATCCTTTAACTTGTCCTTTAAGGGGCCTAGACGGTCCATCAAGGTCCTTGCAGTAGCTCCTGGGGGTAGGGGGTTACCGTCACCCTTGTAGCCGTACAGGGAGGCTTCTACGCCCTGCGCTGCCTGTGTCTTGTCAGCAGGGTCGAAATGAACTGTGTCAGCCACCCCTTCCGGTAGGATGGTGGGTTCGACACTAATAGGGAATGAATTATTTGCGAATAGTACATCGACTATTTGTCCGTATGCAGCCAGCGTCTTAGTCTTCGTAACCTTGATAAAGACACGGGATTTTTCTGTCTCAGTGAATTGAACGTCCGAACCGTAGATTCCACGATAATTGCGATAAGCTCGCATCCACCTTTCTTCATCTACTCTCCTTGCATCTTCTGCTTTATGAAATCTTTCCATAACATGATCAAGCAGAGGACTTACATAAATCTCTTCTTGACTTGCTTCATTGACATCTTCCAAACCAATCTGGTTGGGATTTGTATTCATTTCTTCTGCCATAGTTTAATATCCAAAAGTTTTACATGCGACTTGCTGACCACTGGGTCGAGCATTATGGGGGTCATAGTCCCAGATACTAAAGCGAGGTCTACTCATTACACCGTACCGCAATGCGTCATAGAGGTGGTCAAAGTTAACCTTTGTGTCAATATCCTCTGGATTATTCTTGTCCAGAGGCAGTACAGGTAACTGGGCAATCAGGTTTGTACAGTTGTCCATGAACAATAATCTAGGTTCTTCGGTGTCTTCATCGACTTGAAGCCTACGATGCAGTTCATTCTTACCTGCTACCCTCGAACCTGCTGATCTATCTGAGGGCCTCCACCTACAACCTTCCAATATCATCTGTTCTGCAAGGGAAGGTCCGGTGTCACCACGCTTATGCCAACAACTTGAATCCAATATACCGTACTTAATGTTGCCATCGTTGGACTCCAGGTCCAATACTATCCTTGCCAAGTCCTTTGCCAGCACCTTGCTGACGTACAACTCCCTGTATACGATTAATTGTTCCTCTGGGGTGACAGCAAACCAAAGGACAGCAGAAAAACTGCCATACCCATAGTCGCAAGAACGAAACTTAACCCAGTTTTTAGGTATTTCAAAGCTTTCAGTAACATGTATCTTCCTATTAAACTCTGGAAAGGCAGCACCTTCGGCTACATCCCAGTTACCTTCCAGCAATTGCTTGCGTTGGTGCTCTGGTAATGACAACAACATGGTTTCATAGTCACCTTGCTCCGCAAGATAGGGGTTATCTGTCAACATTGCAGGTATAAACCTACGCTTAAACAGAGGTTGCCCCTCTTTACTATGGCCTCTGGGGTACGTTAGGGTATCCCCCGACTCTATATCCGTAGCCCAAAAGCTTTTACCGGGTTTAGAGGGGTCAATAAACATCTTTTTAACCCACGCATGTCCCGGTCCACCAGGGTTTGTGGTCGCCCTCATGTAGATAGGAAGGTCTGGTGCAGTACTTCGCAGTCGTGAGCGCATATAATTCCATGCGAAGGGGGTCGCCCACTGCGTTAACTCATCAAACCCTACCCAACTAAATGCTAAACCTTGGTATCGGAGCACATCTTCGTCCCGATCTAGGTAGGAAAACCACAATCTGCCACCTTGAGGAGTCACCCATTGCATCTTTCGTTCTGACCACTTGATGCCTGGGTAGATTTTCGGGTACATCTCCTGACTTTTCCAGATCAGTTCCCGTAATTCCTCTGTTGTATGTCGTAATAACAAGCCACTAAACTGCGGATGACCCATGTAACGTAGTGGATCTGCCAGCATGGCGTAGGATTTACCTCCTCCTGCTGCTCCTCCATACAGTACTTCACGTTCTCCCGCTGCAAGAAATGCTGTCTGTGGACCAGGGTTTGGTTTGAAGACAACATTCTGTGTATCAATTCCTACATCGTCATGCTGCGACTGCTGATTCTGTTCTGTTTCCGCTAGACTCGCTACTTCCTCTATCGTTATCTCCCTTATCTCTGGGAGTGCTAACTCGTTCTGCTGCTTCGATGAGCCTTTGCGCCCTCTCGAAGCTGCGCTTGCCTTTCCTCTTTTCATATCGTTCCGCAAGCTGGATCGCCTTTTTGTACCTTGCGGCCCAGGACCAGAGGCTGGTAGCCGTTGATTGATCTTTTTGCTCACTCTTTATTCTTCGTAACAGACCGTAATGGGTTATGGATCTTCCAGTGACCTTGGTTAGCCATGCTGCAACCAACCGACTTGAGTACTGTCTTAAGTACTTTTTAGCTTTTTGTAAAGCTTCCAATTCTACAGGAATCGGATCAAGTTGTAAAGGGTTGTCTGGATTCTGCTTATAGCCAAACGGTAAATCTACGAAGTTACTTAACTTGGGTATCGGCAGAAACTCACCGGTTTCATATGCCGACTTAGGCTGGGGAAGAATCCATTTACCCGCACTTCTACGTACAGGTAGGGTCATTACTCTTCCTCTTTCTCTCTTTCTTTAGCAGGTAGAATCATCAAACCATTGGAAGCTTCAACCTGCACCTTCTCTGTCTTAGCCAAGCCAACACGATCCAATAGATCTTTGGCTGCACTCAGCTTATCCTTTAGTCCCAACTCGGTGGGGTCAATCATGCCACTCACCAAAGACATGGCAGCACGAGGTGCGTTATGGGCCATGTACATCTGGGTGCGCTCTAGGATCTCCTCCTTGATACCTTTGATGACTTCGGGCACACGAACCGAGTCGGCATAGCCTGCCAACTCTTTTGCAAGGCGTACATCACCCGCTGCCTCTTCAAAAAGGACATCTAAAAATCTTTGTTGTTTTTCTGTAAGTTCTCTTGCCATTATGCTGATCTCCTGTAAGGTCGAACCTTCTTAGCCACTTGCTTAGGTTGGCTTACAAACTGCTTTCCTTTTTTTGTTCCTTCACGTTTAGCTGCTGTTGTGGCGGCATATTCGGATGCCGAGAGTGCCTTAATCGCCTTTGCAGGTAGGTACCTTTCACCAGTTGCCTTGGGGCCTTGTGTCGATGGGTTACCAGACTTAGTCCTCCAATCCTGCTTGGTCCATGCCACCAGATCTTTCTGGGGTTTCTTTAAAGCCACTTGCCTTCACCTTCGCTCTGTTCACACTTGTAGTGCAGAGTTCCAGGGACACCCTTTTCACTAAGCACCTTTACTACATAATCACTTTTGTTTTCTGTGTATTCTTCACAAGCTTTTTCTGTTTCGTAATACTTCTTCTGATCGTCAAAGGTTACTGCCATGCAGCCCTCGATTGGATTACAGAAAATAAATAGGGCTACCCACATATGTCTATCCTTTGGTTAAGTTTTGTACCCGCCACCTTTGGCTTTGTAATCTTTGGCAAGCATTTGTGCCTTTCGGGCAGACCACTGCCCAGGGGCACCACCGGAACTACCCGCTTTAATTTTTTCAAATAGCTGCTTCCTGAGTGTAGGTTTTGTATACACTCCAGCCTGATTAACCCGGGACTTAGTTGCATTCTTACTTGTCATTGAAATCGAGTGGGGTCAAAATATTCTTCTGCTGATATAGTTACATCAAAATTGTTTGCTGTGTCTGTAAAGCATATAATCTTGTCACCTGGGTGTAAAGTAATAAAATTACCATTAATAACTTGCTGTATGGTATTAGCTGCCATGTCTAAGGCATTAACTAAGTAATGGTACGTTGTATCTTCTTGGTGATAAAACTGTATGGATACTTTCTTATTTGCTTGAGCACCTGCACTAATCAATAAAAAGTGTACATGTGCAGAAAAATTAGGTGGGCAAGTGTACAAAACATTTCCACTTGCTCCACCAGAAGTTGCACTTACTGTTTTTGATTCAGTTAGGAATTTACTTCCTAGCTGTGTTATAGGCATTTAGTTATCTTTCTTTCAAACAAACTTAGTCTTTTTCTTTGGCTTAGGCTTACTCATGCCTGCCTTAGATAAGGCTATAGCAACGGCTTGCTTCTGAGGCTTGCCTGCTGCCATTTCCCTTTTGATGTTTCTGGAAACAACCTTCTTACTTTTTCCTGGTTCCAGTGGCACGTTTGGCCCCTTTCTTAGCAGGCATAGCAATGGCAATCATAATGGCTGGTCCCTTAGGGATTACCTTTTTCTTCTTGCCCATGCCACCACGGTTCATCATACCGGGTGTCATGCTACCACCCACCTGTTGTTGCTTCTGCTGGGGTCCGTAGTTAGGGGGCATCATGTCGGTAGTCGTCCCGCCCATTGCCATCTTCTTCTTAAGACACTTGCCTGCTGCCTTGCACTTAGCAGGGGTGGGACATCCTTTACAGGGTTTGAAAGCTGCCATTGCTAGTTTCCTTTACTTGTTCCTAGATCCACCATTAGGCTTCATGGAAGCACCGCAGTTAGCCTTAGCCATACCACCTACGTTGTATTTCTTTGTCATGCCGCCGCCCATCATTTTTTTAGCAGGCTTTGCCTTACTCATGCCGCCTTTATTCATTTCCATAGAACTTCTAGAAAGACGATCAAGTTCTTTTTCAAGAGCACGGCGTTGAGCAGGCGTGTAGTCTGCTTCAACCTCTTCTAAGGTTCGTTTGCTCTTTGGTTTTTTATCAGCCTCTTTGGCTTTGTCTAATTGCTTTTGAAGCTCTCGTTTTTCTGCGGCAGTCAACTCGCCGAGATCATCGTACATGGAACTTGTTGCAGATTTGTCCATTTCTTTAACACGCTTAGGTCCAAGTCTGCGAAGCGTTTTGGTAAGTACATCTTTCTTTCCAGCCATTAGGAGATTCCTTTCTTAACTTTCTGGGATTTAGGGGGCATCTTCTTGCTTCCACCAGGGCCAGCCCATAATGCCTTGTCTGCCCAATATGCTGCCGACATCTTGCCCTTTTTGATGTTTGCAGCATGTCTTGCTTTGAAACTTGCTCTAGCCTCTGGACTGTAGTTATGCCCCATGGAAGCATCACCGAAGTGAATCAGCTTAACCTTATCGCCTTCCTTAGCCAGTACCATCTTCTTTTTCTCAGGACGGTCTGACTTTACAGGCTTATTGTAGCCAGGAAAAGTTTTGCCTCGGTATTCGATGCTCATTTCTTTTTAATTACCCCGCCCCTAGCTTTTCTTTGTCTAGCCATTTTGCTGATGTATTCAACATTTTCTTTGTAGTCTTTGGCTGTTTCTGCTTTGTTGAGCTTGTTATTCCTACGACTAAGCTCTAGCTCTGCAGACACTGTCTTGCTGTGAGTACCAATGCCTTTACGTCCACTATCCGCAGATGTCTTGCCTTTTTTCGCAGCCCATTCTTCGCCCTTTTCTCTAAGCTTTAGAAGATCTCTCTTAGACATACGGGACATAATTAGACTATCCATCTCTGCTTGAGCAGCAGCTTTGGATACACCAGGAGGACGGTTGTCAATTTGTTTCTTTGCCCATGCAGCCATCTTCTCAGTTACTGCTTTCTTTTCTTTTGCTGCAGCAGCAGGTGTTTCTGGCTTTGTGTCAGGCTTATTAAACTTATACCAAGAATCCCACCAATCTGCTTTTGTAGGATCGGTAGCACCTTTCTTTGATCGTGCTACTAGCTTTGATGCTATTTTGCCTACGCCCATGGTTATTTCCTCACTGTTGATTTTCTAGCTACAGGTTTCTTTGCAGCCACTGGCTTTTTAGCTACAGGTTTTTTAGCTGGCATGCCACCAACATTAAATTTGTCTTTTTTAACTTCGTCAGCTTTTCTTTCTTTTGCCCATTTTGAATAAGACTTTGTCGAAGCGGCAGACGATTTACCATCCGTGTCTCCTGGCAATGGATTTTTATTAAAAAATCTTCGGTCTAATTCTAATTGTGCAGTACTAGCCCTACGACCTTTTCCTTTTGCAATCTCTATCAGCTCTTTTTTAGACATACGGCCCATTTCAATGTAGTCCATTTCGTCTTTAATTTCTTTTGCTGAATAACCTTTAGGACGGTTTTTAACTTGCTTTGCCATCCAAGCAGCCATCTTTGACGGTAATTTAGCCATAACTATTTCCTTCCAGTAGATTTTCTAGCTATAGGTTTTTTACCCATACCGCCAACAGAGTATTTTTTAGCAGGCATTCCACCTTTTTTAAAGTTCTCTCCTGTGGCACGTTCATATTCATTTAAAATAGAATCACGCATATCATCAGAAGTCTGCAGTTTACGCTTGTTTGCGTTGATACGATTCTTAAGGGACTTGTCAGAAATCAAACCGGGAAATTTTTTCTGTCTATCTTTTAATTCTTTGACAGTTTCTTTGTTAGTAGCACGGCGCTCTAGCTCTTGCTTTGCATAGTTCTTTTCAGTAGGAGTACCACTTTTAGCTTTTTTTTCTAGCTCGTCTTTTTTTAGGCGTTCCATTTTACGTTGTACAGATGCCTCTTCAGCTACCTTTTTTGTATAGCCGCTTTTGTCTTTCTTTGCAAGATTCGAAACAAATTTACCAAGTGTTTTAGAAATGCCCATTTATTTTCTCCAGCCTTCTTTTCTCATAGCCGATTCTACGGCCCTTAATGGAAAAAGTTTTCCTGTTCGCTCCTGTAGTGCAGCACGAACAAAGAAAACATCCGAGTGGGGTACATGTACGTTGTCTAGGTAACCGCCCTGTAAAGCGGCATAGAAATCTTCTAGTACAGATTTATCACGTAGGTATACCGTTTTTTTACGAAAAGTCAAGATATTATTGTAATTACAAGAGAATAAACCAATCCTCCGATTGAAACACCTATGATAAGGATTGCTTCAAGGACTACAGAAAGGATTAGTACAAGTAGTAC